AGTATTATATTCGCGTATCGGATTAACAGGATTAGAGCCCCTGCCGAAAATTGGAAGAAATGACAAAGCATAATCAGAAAGACCTCACGCAAGTAAAAGGCGGCTCACTTCCAGCCGGCTCTACCTTTGAAAGCGTGGGGTCTTTTGTATTTATGAATATCACAAAACCCAAACCTATCCCGACCGACATTTGCAATCGGTGTCTGGAAGAACTGGAAAACCAAATCATCCAGTTGGAACTCAAAAAACAAAACTGTACAATTAAAGAGCATCTGCCCGTTTACAAGTATGAGATGCACAAATTAGGATTGCAGCAGCTTTACTACACAGAATGTAAGCGTTTATTTATGAAAGGGCAGGTGCAATGAGTGGTGGTTGGATAAAAATACACCGCAAACTTTCCGAGCATTGGATATATCAAGATAGCAACTACCTGCATTGGTGGATTGACATCCTGCTTGCTGCAAACTTTGAGGATAAAAAGGTACTGGTTAAGGGTGCTTTGTACGATTGCAAACGTGGTCAAAGCGTGTATTCACTTGATACATGGGCTAAACGCTGGAACACGGATAAAAGCAAGGTACGTAGGTTTTTAACTATGCTAGAAACTGACGGCATGATTACACTTGAAAACATATCTGTTTCGACACGGCTAACTGTTTGTAAATATGAATGTTACCAAGACGAGCGACACGCAGATGAAACGCAAGTGAAACGCAAACGACACGCAGATGAAACGCAGATGACACCAACTAAAGAATTTAAGAATGATAAGAAAGAAAAGAAAGAAGAAGAAATATATATACACTTTGACCACCTTTCTATTTCTACTGCCGAGCATCAGAAACTGATTGATGCAGGTTATACAGAACAGCAGGTGCATGAAATTTACCAAGATATACAAAACTACAAGGGTAACAAAAACTACAAATCACTATATCTGACTTCCCTAAAATGGCTGGGTATGAATAAGACAAAAGAGCAGGCCAAAACCTCAAACCCGAAATGGCTAATTGCACATGGTGATAACATCATGCAGATTTGTGAAACCGAAGAACAGGCAAAAAAGGCACTGGAAAATATCAAGTCGCAGTTGAAACATTGTCCGTATGAGGTTAGATTTGAAGCCAACTTTGTAAGTCAATACGAAAGGTTAGTATTTTGAACTACGGATTTTACAATATCGAAATTCCTGCCGGCAAGACATCTGGGGAAGTGCAAACACTCTGCCCGCAATGCAGCCATACCCGGAAAAAGAAAACCGATAAATGCCTATCAGTCAACCTTGATAAGAAAGCATGGTATTGTCAGCACTGCACATGGAAAGGTGCAATAATTGACCGCCCGGAGGTGGTAAAATATGAATTGCCGGAATGGAAAAACAACACCACACTATCCGACAAAGTGCTAAAATGGTTTGAGGGCAGACGCATAACAGCAGCCACGCTCAACAAGATGCAAATCACAGAGCAGGTGGAATGGATGCCGCAGGTAAGTAAGGAAGTAAACTGCATCTGTTTTAATTACTTTTACGAGGGCCAGTTGATAAACACGAAGTACCGGGATGGCGCAAAGCATTTCAAGATGCACAAAGGTGCGGAGCTTATCCCATACAATATCGACTGCCTTGCAACCGCAAAAGAGGTGTGGATTGTTGAGGGCGAAATGGATGCGCTGTCTTTAATCGAAGCTGGAATTGAAAATGTGATTAGCGTTCCAAACGGTGCGCAGCCAAACCTAACTTTTTTTGACCGCTTTATGCCGTCATTCGACCACATCGAAAAGATACACATTGCGGTTGACAACGATGCACCCGGTATCGAATTACGTAATGCCATTGCAGAGCGGTTTGGTAAGGATAAATGCGATTACATTGTTTTTAATGACTGCAAAGATGCAAACGAGTTTTTATTGCTGAATGGTGCATTTGCGCTGCGTGATGCTGCAAATAGCTTCACAGAATTTCCAATGGTGGGCGTGTTCAGTATTACCGACTTTCTGCCTGATATTGAAAACCTTTACAACTACGGACTTCCTGCCGGGGCAGATACTGGGATGTGGGGTTTTGACCAGCACTTAAAATTCCACAAAGGATATTTGACCACGATTACAGGCGTACCCGGACACGGCAAATCGGACTTCCTCGACCACATCATTGTCAAACTATTGCAACGGCATGGCTGGAAAGGTGCATTTTATTCACCCGAAAACAGGCCAACGGAATTGCATATCAGCAAGCTGCTGAAAAAAATATCACAACGGCCATTTATGGGGCAAGACCGCATGACACAGGATGAAATATACGAGGCATTGTATCTACTGGAAAACAGCATCTATTTTGTGAAACCCGAAAAGGACTTCACGCTGGAAAGCATTTTGTCAAAGGTGGCCGAATTAAAGAACCGCAGGAACATTGATTGGTTTGTGATTGATGCGTGGAACAAATTGGAACATCAGTACAGCGAAAGTGAAACAAAATACATTGGGCAGTCGCTGGATAAGCTGGTAAATTTCTGTGAGCGGTATAATGTGCATTGCTTTTTGGTGGCACACCCCCGAAAGATTGCAAAGCGTGACGGTAAAAACTATGACATACCCACCCTTTATGACATCGCAGGTTCAGCAAACTTTTTTAACAAGACAGACAACGGCATCACTGTTTACCGAAACTTTGACAACAACACGGTTGAGGTACATATCCAAAAAGTAAAATTTAGCCACTGGGGAAAAGTAGGCCAGCAGAATTTTACCTACGATACAGCAACAGGATTATATGTAGAAACAACATGAGAGCAAAAATAAAACAACCCAAAACAAACAGCCGCACCACATTCCGCATGAGTGAGGTGTCGCAGCTAAAAGAAACAATCCGGCATCAGCAAATCCGCATACAGGAACTGGAACGGATGCTAAAAATGAACATCACCAATGAGGATGCCGCAGTCAAAGCCGCTCACCTTGCAATAAGGTCAGCGTATCATGGCTATTTGCCAACACATGTGTCGCACAAAACCCGTGAGCGTGAGTATCTGGAACCCCGGCAGATATTTATGTGGCTACTCCGCTACAAAACAGCAATGTCGTTAAGGGATATCGGCAACATTTGCGGTGGGCGTGACCATTCAACCGTCATCCATGCGGTTAATTTAGTGGACAATTTCTGCGAGATTGACAGGCGTTATGCTGCCCGTGTTGAAACGATTAAAAATAACTTTGAGTTGTTTGTGAATGAAGTTTAATTTTGTATATTTGCACAATGAAACAAACAATAATAGGGCCTGTAAAAAAATCAATTAGGATTTGGCTGCCTGATGAAATGGAAAAAGATGGTGGTGTTTGGATTAATGCAACCGTTCATAATGTTTCGGTAAATTATGAAGATATCATAATTGAAAAAAACAGCAAAGAGATTGACATTGAAAATACATTAAGTTCATTTGAGGGGTATAAGATTGAAACTATTAATGAAACTGATTAATCCTTTCAAGCCGCACGCGGTTGAACTGCCTGATGGTGGTTTTGCTATCCGGTTGTATCGGATATGCTCACCCCAGTTCCTTACTGAATTTGGAACTTACACGGATTGCGTCGACAACCTGATGTTATTCCGCACTCATTATGAGGCAATCAGCCACTTGGATATTTTGACCTACAAACGAAAGCAATTAAATAAAGCAAAAGCAATATGATAGTAATTGACATCTGCCTGACTGACGTTCCAAAGGAACTGATAACAGAGGGCAAAAACGGTAAAAAGTACCTGAAATTGGTGCTGAATGAACGCAAAAGCGAGGGCAAGTATGGCGAAACCCACACGCTGCAATTAAGCCAAACCAAAGAACAGCGAGAAGCAAAGACACCGCCTGTTTATGTTGGTAGCGGCAAGGCGTACAAGTTTGAGCAAAAGCCGAAAGAAAATCTTTTTAAGGCCGACAAGAGTGGCATCATGGAAAACTTCAAAAATGACTATGCTGCCCAAATTGAAAACGAACAAAATGATTTGCCATTCTGATGAGTTTAGAGTTTGCAAAAAAGGTATTTGACCAGCAAATAAAAAAATCAACCGGTCTTGAAAAAGAAATACAAAAAAGCGCAAAGAACCTTTTTTTGTTAAGTCAAGAATTATCACCGTTAGATTACAAGATTTTAAGAAATATCAATCCGGGTGAATTTGGAACAAAACCAAGAAATGAGTCAAAATATAAAATCGATGAACACCTTGTATTTGCTGCAAACCCAAAACCTGAAATGTTTTACTACGAACTAAAAATCAAAATAATAAAAAACTACTTAAAAGAAACAAGATGAAAAAAACTCTCGCAGAATTTATGCTTGAAGATGGTCAGGCATTACGGTCAATTTACAATTATTTGCAATTAAGCTATGAGCAAATTGAAGGAAAAACCCTTGAATTTGATGAATATGCTTATACAAATGAATTGCAATTTTACAAAACAGTACAGGAAGCAGTCCGCATTTTGATTGAACATACGGCAGAAAACAATGAGAATGCAAATTATTGAAACCTGCGATGACATTTGCAAAATGCTCATTGAAAAAAATGCCAAGTATGGAAACTCCGCCCTTAACCCGGTGCGAGTTTTCAGCAAGGCATCCACCACAGAGCAGTTGCTTGTTCGCATTGATGACAAATTGAGCCGTATCAAAACAACCGGGATGGAAGCACCTGATGAGGACACCCTCAATGACCTTATCGGTTACCTTATCCTGCTTAAAATCGCAACGAAATGACACCAAAAGAAAAAGCAGAAGAGTTGTTTAATAAGTTTCAACAAGATTATTTTATTCTTGTATTGCCTAATGGCAGAAAAATGTATACAAGCGAAATTAAATACTGTGCAATGATTGCAGTTGATGAGATAATTGAAGCTACTATTGATGATTGGAGTCATTCTGAATACTGGCAAGAAGTAAAAAGAGAAATAGAAAATTTATGACACACGAGGATAAAAGAAAACACTTTATTGAACACGCACGTAAAGGGATGAAAATGCAGGTTGTTGATGCCTGTAAAGGTGTGGCAAGTTATGCCACCGTAATAAAGGCATTGAACAATCACAGCAAGTACAAAAACAAAAAGGAA